GTTCACGGTTCTAGTAATCCTCGATTGCAGCGCCGAACTCGCCGCCACCATGCGCTCGGCCTCGCCAAAGACGATCCTGGCCTGATCGCGCGTCGTTGCCGCCGAATACACATGCGCACCGGGCTCGCCATCGGCGATCAGCGCATAGAGCGCCGTGCCGGCCAGAAGCACCGACTTGCCGTTCTTGCGCGCCACCTCGACATAGGCGGTGCGAAACCGGCGCAGACCGTCCTTGCGCTTCCAGCCATAGAGCGAGCCGACAACGAACTGCTGCCAGCCCTGAAGCACGAAGGGCTCGCCCGCCCATTCGCCGGTCGAGTGGCGCAGATGGCCGAAGAAGTCGATCGCATGACGTGCCGCAGCGCCATCCCAGACCAGGCCGCGTTTTACCCCCACCTTCAGGTCCGCGAGGTGCCGCTCGCAGGCCAGACGCACCAGCCGGCCGGCGACGATCCGGCCGCCAACCACCGCACGGGCATAGGCTGTAACCGGGCAGGATGGAGCCTTCTTGCCGCCATCACCCCGTTTGCGCGAAGCACAGGAACTAGGCTTTGCGGCCACGGTTCAGGAACTCCTCGAACGGATCGCTCGTCTCGGCGGGTTCCGCCATACGGATGCGCGAGCGGCTCGACGGCGTCAGTCCGAATTCGCTCTCGATCTGCGCCATCTGCGCCAGGCACTTGTTGGCCACAGCCAGGAACGGGTTCTGGATGATGTTGTCATTCGACGTTTTCACCACAGGGCCACGGCGCTTCACTTCCTGCTCCGCCTCCAGCCAGCGCCGCCAGATCACGACGTAGCGGGCGAGTGCGTGCGTATCCAATTCGGTCATGACGCCGTGGCCGGCCAGCAGCTCGGCCATCTCGGTGAACTTCGCCTTCGCAGCATCGTCGAGATGGTCAGGCGGTTCGGGCGTCGCCACCACCGGCTTCGGCTCGGCCTTGTTCAGGCGATGCGGACGGGCCGTGCCCTTCACCAGCTTCAGATGCGTCGGCAGCGGCTTGCGTCCCGCCATGGTGGCTTCTCCATACATTTATCCTGTGCCGTCACTACGAATGCGCACCGCTTCGAACACCCGCCGCAATGTAAAACTGCGCGCGATCGACACCACGGTGAAGATCGCGCCCATGGCCATGTTGTCAGCCAGCGTGGTGGACAACCCGAACAGCGGGAACACCAGCATCTGCGTGATCACCGCTACGCCGTAACCGACGGCGACGTTGGCCAGCGACTCCACCAGAGACATGGTGCGGGATTGCTTCATGCCGCTGCCGCATCCCTGGTCGCGGTCCCGGCATCAGGCACTCGATCGGCCGCGATCTCATCAAAACGGCGGCCGTCGCCATCGAGCGTGGCCGCCTTGCCGGTGAATGCCTGCCAGCGCTTGACGACCACATCGCAGAAGGCCTCCGACAGTTCGAGGCCATAAACCTTGCGGCCGGTCTTCTCACCAGCGATCAGCTGCGAGCCTGAGCCAGAGAACGGCTCGTAGCAGATGTCGCCAGTCCGCGTGTGCAGCTGCATCGGCAGCGTGAACACGCGCACCGGCTTCGAGGTCGGATGCTCGCGGGTCTCGATCTCCGAGGACGGAATGTTCCACACCGTAGTCGGCCAGCTGTCAAAGCCCTCACGGTTGATGCGGGGCTTCTTGCCACGGCGCCAGCCGAACAGGCAGGGCTCATGCGCCCACAGCATCACCGAACGCGTCAGCACCGGGCGCGACTTGGCCCAGATGATCTGCTGGTGATGCAGGACGTCGAACTTGTCCCAGACATTTTCCAGCATGCGCTGACGGCGCGAGGCGTGCCAGCAATACCAGGCGACATCCTCGGCAATGGCATGATCGATCGCCACCCGGCAGAAGGCTTCATAAAATTCTGGCCCCTGGCTGGAATCATCCCAGTGGGGCTGTTCGATATAATCTTCAGACCAATCCTTGTTGGCGATCTTCTTCGCCCGCTTTGACGCGTTCTTCTTGGTCGGATGATTGGTGCCGTCATAGTCGACCAGGTAAGGTGGGTCGGTGGCAAACAGCGCCGCCCGCTCGCCGTTCATCAAGCGCGTGACATCTGCTGGATCGGTACTGTCACCGCACAGCAAGCGATGATTGCCAAGCAACCAGAGATCGCCGCGCCGGCTCACCGGCGTTACCGGGACTTCCGGAATGGCGTCATCCTCGGTCAGGCCGTCCTGCTCATCACGATTGCCATAAAGCAGGTCCTGCAATTCATCATCGTCAAAGCCGGTGAGGCCAAGGTCAAAGCCGGCCTCCTGCAGGTCGGAGAGCTCGAGCGCCAGCAGCTCCTCGTCCCAGCCGGCATTCATGGCGATGCGGTTGTCGGCAAGTACCAGTGCCCGACGCTGCGTCTCCGACAGTCCCGCCAGCACGATCGTCGGCACCGTCTCCATACCGAGCTTGCGCGCCGCCAGCACGCGGCCATGACCGGCAATCAGCGTGCCATCCTCGGCAATCAGCACCGGGTTGGTAAAGCCGAAGGTGCGGATCGATCCGGCAATCTCGGCCACCTGCCCTTCCGAATGCGTGCGAGCATTGCGGGCATAGGGCACCAGGCTGTCGAGTGGCCGGTATTCGACCGAAAGCTGGCGTGCGTGGTCGTCGGCGCCGATGTGCGCGGTTTCAGCGATTGCCATTTTCTGCATCCAATAAAATCAACATCTTAGTCATGCACCCCCCCCCATCGCCATTTTGGCCACGGATGCGCTGTTGGTGGCGCGCGGTCCTGGCAGCAAACTTTCGCTACTTTTGAGGTCCCCGGGGGGGTGTTGCGGGCTCATGTGCAGCGCCGCGTATTGCCGAAGCCGCCGTCGCTGCCGGCCGTCTTCCGGCCGTGGCACGACGCGCACAGCGCCTGCCAGCGGCTGCGGTCCCAGAACACCGTCTCATCACCGCCATGCGGATCGATATGGTCGACGACGCTGGCCGGTTGGATCAGATCATGGCGCGCGCATTCCACACACAGCGGATGCTCGTGCAGGAACGCTGCGCGTTCCGTTCGCCAGCGCTTCGAGCGGTAGAGCGCACGTGCCACCGGATTGCGCCTGCTTGCGTAATCACGATCGCGCTCGCGCTTGTCGCGCCGGCCAACCGGGCGATGGATCGGCGGACGCACGGGCACGGGGCTGATCTCGTCGATAATGCTGATGATGGTGACGGTAGTACTGGAAACGACAACGCCCGCGATGGTTTTCACCGTCGCGGGCGCGCTGCTCTCCCGAGCATATCCAGAATCTACCCCAAACAAGCCGGTTTTGTCCGTTCGAAAACTGTCCGCCGAACAAAGTTCTACCCGGTTCTCATGCTTGCGACGCACGAGCCAGTTCGATCACCTTGCGCCTCGACAGGTTGCGATTGAACCGCCGCCGGTTGAGCTTCAGGGCGATGAGGCACAGCGCATAAAGCCAGTGTTGGTTGGCTGCGGACCGCTGAAGCCCGACCCGGCCGCAGATCGCCTTCCAGCGCCAACCATGGGCTTTCATCCACACGATCCTGCCGTCGACCGGGTCGAGGTCGAAGGTCCAGGTCAGCGTTTCCTCCATCTGGCTGATGGCGGCGGGCGACGGGACGAGGCGCATCGGCTGCGGTTCCTGACCGACGAGGTCGGCGAACTCGTAGAAGTAATCCGGCCAGGTGTTGAAATATCCCTGCCGCCGCGGTTCAGGCAGACGGTTGAGAACTGCGGCGGCTTCCGCGAGCCGCTCCTCGACCATGCTCGGCGTCCAACCGCTCATCGCACACCGCCTGCGGTTTCCACCGCCCACAGCAACAGCGCGATGGCGTCGGCCTCGTTATCGTCGGCGGGACTGAAACCACGCGCACGGACCGCGGCAAGCACGGCCTCCTTGCCAGCATTGCCCTTGGCCGTCACGTGACGTTTGATCGTGCCGACCGGAACGCCCTGATAAGGCACGCCATGCTGCTCGGCCCAAGCGGTCAGCGTCGCCATCAGCCCGCCATAGACATGGGCAGCGTCGGTGCCGGCATGGCGGCGCACCTCCTCGAACCAGATCGCGGCCATGGGACCGGTGAGCCGGTCGATCTCGGCCAGCCAGTTGGCAAAGCGCAGATAGCGCATGCCGCCGCCATCGAAACGTCCGGGGCGTAGCGACAACGTGCCGCTGGTGATCAGACCGTCGGCGTCGCGCAACGCCCAGCCGGTGGTGGTGCCGAGGTCGAGGGCGAGAATCGGGCGATGATGCGCCATCATGACGGGCAGCGCGGGGATTGCGCTGCTGTTCTCAATGCGCTGAGTCGGTTCAGCCATGGGTGGTCTCCTTCTCGGGTTGGCTGCTGTGGTGGAGGACGACGGCGGTCATGTGCTTGGCGGTACGGGCCATCGTCGTCTGGTCGGGATCTTTGCGCTCACGGCTTGCGAGATGCCTTGCGGCGTAGAAAGCGATTGCGGCGTGCAACACCGGCGGCCGAGACGGCTCGCCCTGGACTATGATGGATTGAACAACGACGGTTGAGGTTGCCGACGGAGGTCTTGATGCCGGTGATGACCTCGAACGCGCGATCGCAATCTGCACAGTGGGACTGCCAGACGAGCAGCCAGGTCTGTTTTCCATCGCGTCGGACGTAGGGTCGGATTTCGAGCAGTTCGTATCGCTGTCCTTCGCGCAGCAGCACCGTGCCTACTTGTGGAGGATTGGAAAAGTTGAGTGCATGCACGACATGTCGCTGATTCATGGTTCACCTCTTACTGCTAACGGACGGAAGACACGCCGGACCTTCCCGAACCGGGCAGAGGGAGGAGGAGACGCCAGCGGCTACGCTGGGCGTCCTCCTCCCCACCCTGTAAGGGTGGGTTTCACCCCCACAACTTGAAAAGGTAGGCAAGTCTTTGTGATTGCTTGATAAAATCAAGTTGTGGAGGCGAGAAACGTTCAAGCCGTTCCCAACTTGAAGCTGCGTGTCACAGCGTGATGGTGCGCGGAAGATCAAAGGTAGTTGGGAAAGGCCTTCCCAACTTGCTGGCGCGCGAGCCTGCGAAATCGGCAGTGATGCAGCGCAGGTAGTTGGGAGAAAACTTCCCAACTTCCCCAACTTGAAGCTGCGCAATCCCACGCAAAACGAGATGCGGTGCCAGATGATCATTCGACACCCTCCGGATAGACCCATACGGTCGGGTTCTCGACCGGGAGCGCCGCGCCGCTTTGCGGACATTTGTAGATGGTCGGCAGCACAGGATTGAGAACGGGCACGATCTCACCCGTCTCCTCATCGGCGTCGGCTTCGCCGGTCGGAAACCTCATGCCCTCGACGCAGAGATAGCCAAATTTCGACCTTGAGGTGGGCAACCCGAACGGCGTGCCATCACGGACGAATTTGATGAATCCCTTGGTCGCAAGCACGCTGATCCGCTCCCGGATCGTGTCCTTGCCGCCAAGCCCGGCCTTGTTCTCGAAGGCTTCAGCGAATTGCAAAGCGGTATAAAGATGTCCGGAACGGGCCTCATCGAAGAGGAGTTGCAGGATCACATCGCCTTTGCGCACACGTTCAGCATCGTGCTTGGCGCCTACTTCTGCACGTACCAGCCGCTCGTTCATCGGGTTGATTTCAACCCACTTGCCGTTGACCTTGTCGACCAGCTTGGCTGGCAGCGCCGGGCCATTGCGCAGTTCGATCTCCAACCGGCGCTGGGACGAGTCCTCGTCCGGCCGATGCAGGATGAGGCCAGTAGTGTAGAAGCCGCGTAACGCGCTGGCGCCGGAGAGCGCAAGGAATGGATCGTCCTTGAGCTGCTGCTTCGACAGCTTCCTGGTGTGGTGGACGAGGATGACGCCGCAGTCGGGATCGATGTGGTCGCGCAGGGTCTCGACCCGGTCCTTCAGGAAGAACATCATGGCGGCGTTGTCGTTCTCGCCGCCACCATCCGGGCCGCCGTCGAACAGGTTGCGGATCGGGTCGATGCAGATGATGTCGACAGGCTCGGCCAGAAAGGATCGCCGGATCGCCGCGGCGACGCGGACACTGCCCTCGGCATCGAGCAGCATCTGCAGCTTCGGCGTGGCAACGAGATTGTCGCGGGCGGCGGCAAGCATGTCGGACGGCAACCCGATCTGCTGCATGCGCTCACGCAGGTAGTGATACTGGATCTCCGCCTGCAGGTAGAAGATTCGCAGCGGCCGCGGCGGCGTGAAGCCAAGAAAGGGCACGCCCGCGGCCATGTGCACGAGCCAGGTGATCAACAGATCGCTCTTGCCGACCTTTGGTGCGCCGCCGAGCACCAGAAGGCCACCCGGCGTCAGCACGCGCGGCGCGATGATGTCGGCCGGCATTGGGGTGGTGTCGTCAAGCAGCGCGCCGAGCGTGAAGGTGGGAAGCTCGTTCGGCGCGGGTGCCGCGCTGTCGAGGCGGACCAGCGGGGGACCGTGCTTTTCGACATGGATGGACCAGAGCCGCTCCGACTCGCGCTTCAGCCGCTCCACCGGCCAGGCAGGCCGCAACATGGCGGCGTTGTATTCACAGATTGCCTGCCAGCCTTCGCCCTTCGACAGCCGGCCGTCGTGCACCATGCGGATGTAGTGGCCGATGGCGGCCGAGGCGCCCTCGAAGCGCGACCAGTCATCCTGCGCGCCCTCGCGCACCGGGGTCACCAGCACATCGGCGACGGCCGGCTTGTCAGTTACGGAAAAGTCAGGCTGGAGCGAGATGCCCGGTGCCGGCGGCATGTCGGCGACGGCCTCGATGAATTCCTCGAGATCGCGCTCGAGATCGGCATTGAGCTCGACGATGCGCACCTGCGTCTTGAGGCTGTTCTTGTAATAGACCGAGCCGGCCACCCGGATCGGCTGATGCGGCGATCGGAAATGTGTGTCGCCGCCGACCTTGGCGGCAATGTCACCACGCAAACGGCAGATGCGGGTGATATCGTGGCCTTCGGCCGGCTCGGTCAGCTTCCACCAGACATGGGCCTTGCGCTGTCCATCCGGTGTCACGCCGCCGCTTTCCACCACCATGGTGGGGGACCCGAGATGGCGCTCGAGATGGGCGCGCTTGGCGGCGATGTCACCGGTGTCGATATCGACGACCACGGTCTGCATCTGCAGGATGTCGACGGCCTTGGCCTGACCCTTGGCGGCAACGGTGCCGGGAATGACATAGACGGCGGCCCCCTCGCGGCCGGCCCAGCTGGCGAAGGTCGCCATCTTCTCGGCCACGGTGTTGTCGGCGTCGATCCAGATGTTGTGCGGGCGGCCATCGAATCCCTGACCCTTGTCGATGAAGCTGCGCACCGGGATCAGGCCTTCGCAGTAGCCGAACACCACCTCCATGAACTGCGCGATCTGCTCGGGGTCTGGCTCGTCGCCGAACACGTCAATCTGGCAGGGCGTGTCGTTGAAGTCGCGCCATGGATTGAAATGGACAATCTCGCCGCTGACGGGCGGCTTCGGGGAGCCGGTCATGTCGTCGTCATGCTCGTCGCTCATACGGGTTGCTCCCAGCAGCGCTTGGCCCATGGGCAGAAGCGGCATTCGAAGAAGTCAGAACTGGTGGCGATGCGCGGCAGCAGCTCGCCGGCGTCCGTCGCCTGCAGGATGCGCACGCCGCGATCGGACATGCGCTGCGCGAGATCGGCATCGAACGGCACAAGCTCGTGGTGGAGTTCGGCGGTGTCCTTGTTGATGGCGGTAAACAGCGCTGGAGCGGCGGCAATGCCGGGCACCGAGGCTTCCATATAGGCCTGGTAGAGGGCGATCTGAGCGGCGTAGACGGGTTTGGACTTCGTCACGCCATCCTTGACACAGGCGCGCCAGTTCTTCGCGTTCATGGTCTTGCATTCCCACAGCGCGGGAACGGCGAGACCAAAACCCTCGGGGCCAGCGGCGATGATCCCGTCGACATGACCGCGAATGCGTCCGCCTGCGACAGAAAAGCCGAACTGTTCGCCGTCGGGTCGGTTGCCCTTGCGCGTATAGAGATCGAAGCCGGCGGCGCGCAGCCACTGGATAGCCAGATCCTCGAGCTGGTGACCGATGGCGAAGATGCGCAGCGTCTGGCCGGTAAAGCCGGCGCCGTCGTCCTTGGGCGTCGCCGTAAACTCGAACTGCAGGGCGCGCTCGCAGGCAACACCGAGACGAGAGCCGCCAAGGTAATCGCGCGGCGGCGTGGCCTCGTTCTCGGCGACAAGTGCTGCATCGATGGCTGTGTTGATGTGGTCGGCGAAGCCCAGGCGGCGATTATAGTCCAGCATGATCGCCTCCCTCGTAGCGACGGTGCGCGCGCCCGTGGCAGATCGAGCACAGCCATTCGACAGCGAGTGGCTGCGAATAGTCGTGGTGGTGAGCTTCGAGTTCGGTCACACAGCCGCAGCGCTGGCACCAGACGGGCACGATGATCCGGCAGCTCAGAATCGCTTTCCTGACAATGCAGTGGGCACGGTGCTTTTCGGCATGCCGCGTGCGGTATCGCCGTTGTGCTTCGCGATGTCGCTTCGGATCCCTGCAGTTCTGAGCGTAGATTCGTTGGTACTCACGCCGGCAATCTCGACACCAGCTCTGTCGACCGTCCGCGCTCAGCTTCCGACGACCAAATTCGCCGAGGTCCTTTTCGACGCCACATTTTGTGCAGAGTTTCATCAGAACGGCACCTCCGGAACGAGGGTGGGATTGGCGGCGGCGTGTTCACGAAGCGCGTCCTGGAAACCGGTGGCGGTCACCTCGATCAGGGTCAGCACCTGCTGTTCGGAAAGATCGGCAAGCCGGGTCTGCCAGCCGATCTCCTCCATGATCTCGGCGACCGGCTTCATGGCGCTGCGGATCGCTGCCTGTTCGGCTTCGGTCGGGTCGATCATCATGCCGCCCTCGCCAGGTCCTGTCCGTCCGCGCCGAAGACCAGGCTGCGGATGGCATTGCGGTTGAACTGGAAGGAGAGCAGCGCCGAAGCCTGATAGCGGGTCAGCCCGAAATCGTGCCGGTAATCGGCCGGAAGGTACGCCAGCTGCCGGTCGGTGGGCGGTTGCGACAGCCAGCGCCGTGTCTTGTGGGCGCTCTCATCGGATTCGTGCTCGTTCAGCCAGTCGTCGGCGGCGGCCAGGGACACCATGCGCTCACCGATCGAGAGCAGGCGCGGCTCGATCCCTTTCGCCGCGCCGACCGCGTACCAGCGGCCATTGAGGAAAAAGACACCGGCCCACGCGGAGAAACCGTTGGCCATCAGTGCTGCATCGTCACCGAACAGGTCGCACCACTGGAAGCTGGAGCGCTTGAGGAGATCGATCTCCGACATGACGAAATCGCCGAGCGGAACATTGCCGCCGTCGTCGCCGATGCTGTCGAAGACAAAACCGCAAAGCGGGCATTCCTGACAGCCGAGCGGGATGTCCGCCTCGCATTGCGGGCAGCACCTGGTCGGCGCATCGCCCGACGCCTCGTGGCCGGCGAGATCGACCTCCTGCTCGAGAGAGCCATGCATCAGGCTGGCGGTGCCGAAATCGAGCACAACGCAGTCGGTCTTGACGACGCCCGGATGTTCGTTGGGATCGACGGTTCTCAAACCCCGACCGACCATCTGGATCATGGTCGACTTGTATGAGGACGGGCGCAACAGCACGACGCAGGCCGTCGGCGGGTGATCCCAACCCTCGGTCAGGACGGCGACGTTGACGACGACCTGGACGTCGCCGGCAGCATAGGCGGCAAGCGCCGCCTGGCGCTCGCCATCAGCCATCTCGCCATGGACGAGAACGGCTGCGACATCGGCCTCGTTGAAGGCATCGGTGGCGCTGCGGGCATGGTCGACCGTCGAACAGAACACCACGGTCTGCCGCCCGGCGGCCTTCTCCTTCCAATGTCGGATGATGGCATCCATGACCGGCGCGCGGTTCATGATGCGCTCAACCTCGCTCATGTCGAAGTCGCTTGCGGTCTTGCGGACCTTGGCCAGGTCGTCCCTGACGCCGACATCGATGACGAAGGTGCGGGGTGGCACCAGGTGGCCGGAGCGGATCAGTTCGCCAATGCGGATCTGGTCGGCGACATTGGAGAACACCTCGCGCAAACCCTTGCGGTCGCCACGATTGGGTGTCGCAGTGACGCCGAAAATACGGCAGGCCGGATTGGCCTTCAGTGCCTGATCGATGATGCGCCGGTAGCTGTCGGCGGTGGCGTGATGCGCCTCGTCGATGACCAGCAGATCGAGCGCCGGCATATTGGTGAGGTTGGTGCTGCGCGACAAAGTCTGCACCATGGCGAAGGTGACACGGCCATTCCAGGATTTGTCACTGGAGTCGACGACCGAGGTGGAAATGGTGGGGTTGACGCGAGCGAACTTGTCGCGGTTTTGAGCGGTCAATTCATCACGATGGGCGAGCACAGCCGCCTTTGCGTCCGTATCGCCGATCATCTTGCCAGCGACGGCCGACAACATGATGGTTTTGCCGGCGCCGGTTGGTGCGACGCCCAGCGTATTGGCGTGGGTGTCGAGCGCAGCGACACTGCGCTCGACGAATTGCTTCTGGCGAGGACGAAGCATCATGGCCGGATCCTCGCTCTACTGTGCCCAGGAGGGGCGGCCAGACGGCGCTGCGCCGTGCTGTTTGGCGGCGGCATAGGCATTGCCCTGTGCGGCTCCGGGCTGCGGCATTGCCGCGACCATCCCCATGATCGCGGCATAGTCCTTGTGGCTGGCGGTAACGGCGGAGCGGATCTCGTTCTTGTCGTCGCCATTGGTGTCGGTGCCGATGTCGATGCGGGCGACGAACTCCAGTCCGTCGAGATCGGCAAAGCCGGAGATGCGACGCGCTGTCTGGGCTGCCTCGCTCTGGTCCTTGTCGGAAAGACCGCGCGCCGAATTCAGCATGCCGCGGATGAGGCCGCGTCCCATATTGGCCCATTCCGGGCCCTTGGGGCTGTAAAGGCCGATCAGGGTGAAGATCTTGCGGCGGGCATAGGGACCTTCGAGCACGGTGAACTCGCCATTGAGATAGACGGCGCCGGTCGAACCGCGCGTGGCATAGCCGCCGGTCCAGCCCTGCGACGGATCGTCGAAGCCGCCGGGGCGGATGGTGAGCCGCACCTTGGCGAGCGTGCCCTTGGGGATGAGGTTGGTGTTGGTCTGGGCATCGTTGAAATCGTTCCATGCCGACATGGGTCAGGCTCCTTGTTCTTGAACTGCATTGGCGGGCGGTTGGGTGGAAGCTGCTGATGCGGGCGCGGCGACAGTCAGTCGTGAGCCGCTGCGGATCTTGTCCATAAGTCGGCCGAGGTCGGGCGGCTCGATCATGTCGAGGCGGCCCGAGCGGTCCTTGGCCGGAAAGCCGTAAGGATTGAGCGTCTGGCAGACGAAGGCGCGGTAGGGAGCGCCGTCATCATCCCTCAGCTCGACCATGCTGATGACTTCGTCGACGATGCCGGGCAGCTCGAGCCCAGTCTTGGCGCCATCGATCTGCGGCACGAAGACCTTGCGATTGAAGTCATCGAGCTTCTCGTCGAGGATGCCGACGAACCAGATGTTCTTCGAGCGCGTGTGCTGCAGATGGGTCAGCCAGGCGATCATCTCACGGCCATGCAGGCCATAGGCGCCGCGAATGTCGGGCTTGCCGGTCTTGTCGGAAAACGCCTCCGGCTGGCCCTTGGCCCATTGGAAGCAGAGCCGCCCGGCCACCGTGATCGAGTCGATGAACACCGTGTGGTAGCGGTCGAGCTGATCCGGATCGCCGAGCCGGGTGACGACAGCGTCGTGATGCGCCTGGCTGTAGGGCTGGTCGTCGCGTAGTGCCGGGTTGGCGCCACCGATGAACACCGCGAAGTCGCGGCATTCGTCCCAGGTCCTGGGGCGGATCGTGTCACCGGCCCATCCCTCGATGGCGAGGTCGCCCGCTTCCAGATCCATGAAAAGCGTGGTGGCGGGATCGAGCGTCCATAGCAGCGAGGTCTTGCCGATGCCGGACTTGCCGAAGATGCAGCCCTTGATGCTGCGGGGTGCCGCGAGACGCTGGTCGGCCAAGATGATGGGAAGCGCGCCGTTCATTGCCCGCCTCCGTTGAGCTCGAGTTTTACCTTGAGCGCCCCGGTCCTGACGGTGCGGGCGGGTGCGAAGGACTGTCGGATCGACTCGGGCCAGGCGGCGTATTTGCGCTCGGGCACCTTGAAGCTGACATCGACATATTCGGTGGGGTCGTCACCGGCGGCGCTGATGCGCTCGACCAGATCGGCAAGCTGTGCCTGATCCCAATCGACGCGCTTTGGCAGGTCGGCGATCACAGTGACTGCGCCATCATCAAAGCGGACGGTCCCAGTGTCCTTGCTCGCCTCCATGCGTGCCGTCACGATGCGGTCGGTGTATTTGAGCGCGATGGCGCTATCGAGCCAGTCGCTGATTGCCTTGGCACTACGCAGCGCCTCATTGGCTGCATCCTGTAAAAGGGCGAGTTGTTCGGCCGGCAGTGCAACAATTGCGCCAATTTGCATGTTACGCAGATCGCCAAGGGTGATGTGGTTGGAAATCATCATCATCCCCCTACGCCGATGCCTGATAACTGCGACCGCGGGTGCTTTGGCGGATCTGCTCGGCCTCGTAGGCTTCGACATCCTCGAGGCGATAGACGACGCGGCCGCCGAGCTTGACGTATTGCGGGCCTTCACCCGTCCAGCGCCAGCGTTCCAGCGTGCGGTGCGAAATGTTCCAGCGAGCGGCGAGCTCGATCTGGGAGAGGTGTCTGGTAGCCATCTCGTTCTCCTTGGGGTCTGACGAAAACCTGCGGAGAGGATGGCGTAGGATGAGATTGGTGTCGTCGGGATCGGAAGTGGATCGTTAGGGGATCAGAATCACCGTTTCATACGCACAGAGGGGGATGGACAAGGGGATGGCAGGCGGATGCTGCTCACATCCAGATGCACAAAAGCCCGGCGGAACCGGGCTTGAGACAGGGGGATCAGAAGAACCGGATATTGAGACGATAGCGGCCGCGCCGGTCGGACTGGATCAGCTTGCGCCATTCCGGCTGTGTCTTGAACAGGTCCGACAGACGCGTGCAGGAAGAGCCGGCTTCGGCCAGCACTGCCTTGCCATGCTGCCAGGGGAACCCGCGCATGGCCGCCTCATGCAGGATGCGCACGACGCGCGCCTGGATCTGGCCGAGCACGAAGGTTCGCTCCCCGAGAACGATCTCGCTGAAATCGTGCCGTTGCTCGAAGACGATTCCGGATGTTCGCTGCGTGCCGCCCAGACCATGCCTGGCTTCGGCGCGGTCGCGCTCTTCGCGGCGGACGACCAACTCGTCCTTGCGGATCATGATCCCGTCCTCGGGTCGCAGCACGACGCAGTACCGATCCCTTGGCGCATCGAATCGATCGATGCGCAGCGCGCCCTCGTGAAACAGCCGGTAGGCGTCATGGGTGCGCAGGTCCTGGAGCCCGTGAAAGGGAGCCTGGCTGTGGGGGATGCTGCACCACTGGCCCTCGTCGACCTCCTCGTAGCTGCCTTGCTCGAGGTGGACGCCATAGAGACGAACCGACACCTTCAGCAGGCCATTCTCGGCCAGATAGACCAGGTCCCGCTGCGGCACCTCCCAGCGCTCTTCCAGTTCCTCCAGCGCGAAATAATCCTTCTCGATGGTCGCCATTCTGCGCGCCCCTGCCCAAAATATCGTTCTTGTTATGTTCTATTTGCTTGACGCGGATGAATCAATCCATTTTAATCCACAAAATCCACATTACGGACCGGATCCATGACCATCACGCTTGCCGAACGACTGAGAGCCCGAGCCGAGCAGCTGGGGCTGAACGCGCGCGAGGTGGCCGAACAGGCGCGCGTCAACCGGTCCTTCGTCTATGACATCATGCGCGGGCGTTCGGAGCGGCCGAACCTCGAGAAGCTCGACAAGGTCGCCGCGATCATCAAGGTCGATCGCAACTGGCTCCTGCATGGCAAGGGCATGATCGAGGGGGATGAGCCGGTCATGGAAGACGAGGCGGATGCCTTCGTGGCAATCCCGTCGGTCCAGGTCACGGCCTCGATGGGCGGCGGCAAGCTCGTCGCGGACGAAGTGGAGAACGGCGAACCCTACCATTTCCGGAGCTCGTGGATCACACATCGCCTGCGCGCCAATCCGGCAAGCCTGCGCATCATGCATGTCGAGGGCGACAGCATGATGCCGACCTTGCACGACGGGGACGTCGTGCTGGTCGACCTTGCCCGCTGCATGCCGACCCCGCCGGGCATCTTCGTGCTGTTCGACGGCATGGGTCTGGTGGCCAAGCGGCTGGAGCATATCCCGAACTCTGAGCCGCCGCGGGTGCGCATCATCTCCGACAACACGTTCTACAGCCCCTATGAGCGCACGGCCGAGGAGATCAGGATCATCGGGCGCATTCGCTGGTTCGGCCGGGAGATCTGATCTTGATCGTGTTCGAGGAAGTGGTCGATGACGATCCGGCGCTCGTGCACTCGCCAATGGTGCGGGCAATGGAAAAGACCTTCGCCTATATCTACGAGCACGGAGCGATCCCGCTGACGCCATCAAAAGCCTTCAAACGCAGCTTCGTCCACTGGGCGGCCGCCGAGTTCGAATGGCCGGGCTATCTGGAGGCCGACCTCTTCGCCATCAACAAGGTGCTGAACGAGATCGACTTCGGTCCGCTGATGGACCTGCACGACCTGATGATTGCCCTGAAGATCGGGCGTCACTCCAAGGGCCAGTTCACGCTGACCAAGGCGGGCCAGTCCTTGGTTGGTCATCCTGGCCGGCTGTTCGGCATCATCACGCCGTTCTATCTCTTCGAAGTGGACCACCTGCAATTTGCACGGCGGCCGGAACGATTGCCGGGCAATTGGGACATCTTCCTCAATGTGCTGAATGTCGAGGTCGAGAATGGCGCGACCGCAACGGAACTGCGCCACACGCTCTATGGGCCAAAGGGCGAGTCAGAACGCTTCGATATGATCCTCAGCAACCTCTATGTTCAGGTTCTGCGTCCGCTATGCTGGACGGGGCTGTTGCGAGAGGATCGCGTTGAGGGCGCGCGACGATTCGATGATAGCCTGTTCACCAAGACGTCACTGTGGCGCACGGCGCTGCGCCTGGACACCGACAGGGACGTGCGGCCGGCAACGCACCACTGAGCAGGCCGTGCCACCGCGTAACGTTATCGCCCTACTGCACCTTGTCGACGTTGCGCCGTGGTGGCAGGGAGGGACTTCACGGGCGGCGTCTGCGGCCCACCATATCCGGAACCGGCATGGTAACAGGCCGTAAGGCAGTCGTTGCCGTTGATGGGGCTTGTTGAATACGAGATGATGCGGTTTCCGTTGTCGCAGATGCAGGAATAGAGATAATGCTTACCAAGGGACGGCGAGGATGCCTGCACTTTCTCAATCCGGTAGGCCGATGCCGTAGTGGCGGTGGCAATGAGGGCTGCCAGCATGGCAGTGACTTGTACGACGCGCTTCATGTGTTCCTCCCGAGCCATAAGATGTGGGCAGTGTAGGTCGGGCAATCTGAACCGCCGCTGAACGAGCGCCATCCAGTACTCATGATTGCGTACTAACCTGACAAATAATTGATTGTGCTTGTGTTTTCATGATTTCCACGTACCGTTCGCTTATCAGGATTGATTGCGAACGGTCTCATGCACGACGTTTCCTCCGCCCCGAACCCCTTGTCGCCCGACCGCATGACGGCCGATGAGCGGCTTGGCGAACTCGGCCAGATTCTCGCCATCGGGCTGAAGCGGGTTCTGTCCGAACAGTCCAGTCATTTATCTGCTGCCGGCAGAGAAAGTTCATTCGACATTCTCGCCCTCAAACGCCGTGTTGGTCGTCGCAAACCGAGCAACCGAGTT